CTCGTCACCTCTACGTCGATGCGATGATGGAGTCTGAAGATGACGAGCTTGCCGAAGAGATTGACTCAGAAGAAGACAAGAGCGACGAAGAAGGGTACGTCGAAGTCATCATGGTTATTGCCAATGGCGAAACCCTGTTGAAGATCGAAGAAAACCCCTACATGATGCAAGACCGTCCAGTAGTCGCGTTCCCTTGGGATGTGGTTCCGGGTCGTTTCTGGGGTCGTGGTATCTGTGAGAAGGGTTATAACAGCCAAAAGGCGCTAGATGCTGAGCTACGTGCTCGTATTGATGCTCTAGCACTCACCGTACACCCCATGATGGCTATGGATGCTTCTCGTATGCCTAGGGGAGCGAAACTAGAGGTACGTCCGGGTAAGACAATCCTTACCAATGGCAACCCTTCTGAAATTTTACAACCGTTTAAGTTCGGCAACTTAGACCAAGTTACCTTTGCTCAAGCTGGTGAACTACAAAAGATGGTTCAGATGGCGACAGGCGCTATTGACGCTGCTGGTATCCCCGGCACTATCAATGGTGACGCTGCTGCTGGTGCTGTAAGTATGTCAATGGGAGCAATCATCAAGCGCCACAAGCGTACATTGATTAACTTCCAAGAGAGTTTCCTCATTCCTATGATTGAGAAGACTGCGTGGCGTTATATGCAGTTTGACCCGGACAACTATCCTGTCTCAGATTACAAGTTTGTGCCTTCTTCCTCTTTGGGTGTTATTGCCCGTGAGTATGAGGTAACACAATTGGTTCAGTTGCTACAAACCCTTGGTCAGAATAGCCCCATGTACCCAATGTTGGTATCTGCGGTTATTGACAACATGGGTCTGGCTAATCGTGAAGAGCTTATGGCTCAGTTGGCTCAGGTTTCTCAGCCTGACCCCGCAGCACAACAAGCCGCTCAGCAGCAACAACAGCTACAACTTGCCCTTGCTGAGGCTCAGTTGCAATTGGTGCAGGCTCAGACGATGGAAGCACAGGCTCGTGCCCAGAAGTATTCAATCGAAGCTCAGTTGGAGCCAGAAGTGGTTAAGGCTAAGATGGCAGCAGCTATCTCTACCAACCTACAAGCTGGAAACGCTGATGATGCAGAGTTTGAGAAGCGTGCAAAGATTGCCGATCTCATGCTGAAGGAAGCAGACATCAAGAGTAACGAGCGCATTGCAGTGATGCAGATGCAAAATAGGAAGCAATAACACTTGACAAAATTGTAAAAGTGTGGTATAATAGCAACATCTCTCCACGATATGAAAGGATAAAGAGATGGACAAAGAGTTACAAGATTATTACGAAACATTACTAGATTTGTTTGCCTCAACAGGGTGGAAGCAATATATCGAAGACATTTCCGACAATATGGAAATCCTTCAGGATATTACTACCATTCCAGATGAAAAGCAATTCTGGTTCCGTAGAGGACAAATAGAAGCGGTACAGCGAGTTCTCTCTTACGAGTCAGCGATTAAAAACAGCTACGAGGACTTTGAGAGGGAAGTGAATGCCTAAGCGTATCTATGAGTTTATCTGCGGAGATGACCACCTCACAGATGCTTACATTGATTCTGAATTAAGAACAACCAATTGTAAGGTGTGTGGTCAACCTGCTATTCGTATTGTTAGCAAGCCGATGGTCAAACTTGAGGGCGTGACTGGAGATTTTCCCGGAGCAGCGATGCAATGGGAACGCAAGCGAAACGAGAAGATGGCGCAGGAAAGAAAGAGTGCCGCCGAATAGGCATAAGCACATAATTATATTCCACAATGCTTATTAGCACGGAGAGTTTAATGGCAACATTTATTGACGAAGGCTACGAAGAGCCACAAGAAGACGAAGAGTTTTCATCTATCGAGGATGAACAAGAACAGGATAACCCCGAAGAGGAGCCTGAACAAAACAACGAAGATGACATTCCTGATAAGTATAAGGGCAAGTCTGTTAAAGACATTGTTCGTATGCATCAAGAAGCCGAACGCGCAATCGGCAAGCAAGGGAGTGAAGTCGGGGAACTTCGACGAATTGTAGATGACTTTGTACGTGCCCAAACCGTCACAAAACAACAACAAGCCCCAGAAGTCGAGGAAGAGGTAGATTTCTTTACCGACCCCGACAAAGCTATTGCAAGGGCTATCGAAAAGCATCCGAAGGTGCGACAAGCGGAA